AGCACCTTTCGGGGTGTTCTTTTTGTACTTTCTTACTAAATTGGTGCAATTGACACAGTTGTTGCGACTTTAGTCGCTTATAAATGTGGCTGCAACCTGACAAAGTCAGTTGCCTCAAAACGTTAATCAATACGATTATATCAACGTTTCAAAGCACTCAAAAGTTTACCTTATGGGTGCTTTTTTCGTGTTTTTTTGAAAAGTTCACCTCAAAGTTTACCTTATTTTCATCTTATTGTTTTAGAGACTTTAAAGCAAATTCACCAACTGCCATAGGAACTACATTCGAAGTATTGACATAAATCTGAGTTGTTCCTGTGTCACTGTGTGTTAGAGCCTCAGAAATAGCTTCTAAGCTTATTCCTGCTTGTTTAGCAAGCGTTGCTCCTGTATGTCGCAGTTTATGAGGTGTAGCATGTGCCAACTCTTTATGTCGCTTTCTGATGCTTTTCATTTTATTGTTTAGATAGTCAGCATGTAAAGGCTTGTTGATGTTTCCTCTTGTGTCGATATATGTAAAAACAAATTGTTCTGGATTACTGATGATGCCAAACTTTGCTAGTTCATATTTTTGTTGCTCTTTCCAAGAGGTAAGGAGTTGAAGTAAGTCATTAGAAATAGAGAAAATAGTTTTCTTATTTCCCTTAGTAGATTTTACTTGTCCATATCTATCTAAAGCTTGAATTAGCTGAATCTGTGATTTTGAAAAATCGATATGTTTCCATTGAAGAGCATAGGTTTCAGATTTTCTATCACCTAAGAAAAAAGTAAGATAAAATAGGACATAATCTTTAAGGGTTATTTTATCATTCTCTAAATCTTCTTGAAATGCTGAGAACCATTCTTGGAGTTGTTCATGAGTTAGATATAAATCTTCCTCTCTCTTTGACTCTGCAAGTTGAATCTTTTTAGTGGCTTTTATTCTTCTTAATATTTTTGCAACTTTATTAGCTTCTATATATTCAAGTTCTTCTGCCCAATCAAAAATGGAAATCACATAGCTACGTAAAGATTTGAAGTTCGCATATTCATTAGCCTTAGATGTCATTAGATTTAGGATAACTTGCTTATTTTGATTTAGAAACTGTATCGTATAGTTTCCAAGAAGTGGTAGTATATGTTTTTCAAAACATGTTTTGGTATTGGCAACTGTTGACCTGCTTGGTGGCTTAGAAGTAGATGTAGTTTGTCCTGCTTTGTAGGATTCCCACCAAATATTATTATAGAAGTCTGAGAAAAGAATATCTCCTTTTGCTAGTCCTGTAAACTCATTATCTTCTATTTGATTTAACTTGGTAAGCAAATCTATCTCAGCTTGTCTTGCCTCCTTTCTTGTTTTGAATCTCTTATCGTAATAATTGCTATTAACAATACCAAGTGGCATTCGTGCTTCAATTGGGATATAGACTTTTAAGCGATAAGTTCCGTTTTTTGTCTTACTGATAGTCATGATATTCTCCTTGTGTATCGAACCAGAAAATATCATGACTATTATAAAACAAAAATATAGATATTTCTAGTTTTGTGAGTAAAGCCAAGAATTAATGGCTTCTTTATTAAATCGTATAGTCTTGCCTATTTTTATTGCAGGCAGTCCTCGTTGAATCCAACTGTCTAGAGTATTGTTTGAGATACCCAAGTAGTGGCAAGCCTGTTGTTTGTTTAAAAACGGACTTTCAAGGTTATTATTGTTTAATCTATTTTCAATTTCTTTCTTGATGAGTTCAGCAAGTAGGAGCTGAATTTGTCGAACTTGTTCATCTGGTAGAATTACTTGCATCTGTTCCTCCAATGTATGGTATAATAGAGATATCAAGAGATACCCTATTTACTCTTCTTGATTATCTGCAACCTCGTCCTCGCTCGCCAAAGTTTCGGATGGGGTTTTTGTTTTGTCGTACTCCCATATATCCCATTGATTGTTGAGTCCAACCTTTGAAACTAGCATGGATAGAAGCTCTTCCTTACTTTTCATTTCGTTATCAGGTGTAAAATCGTACGATAAGTAAGTATCATATCCAATCTCTGGGATTCGTCTCAGATTATTTAATGTTCTTGTAGGGTGAGATTCATAAAAAATAGGTTCATCCCCCACACCTTTTAACGTTGCTAGATGTTCAATTCTTCGAACATATTGTGATAAATCCTCACGATTATTTCCTTTGGTATGGTAGAAGAAGGTCAAAGGATGTTTAGAACTTGTGATAATAATGACCTTAGCAGCGCCTATTTTATTTTGATAACGAGCTGAGATAGGACTAATATTATATGGATCTAAAACTTTTAACCAGTCTGAAGCGGTTAAGCTATCCCCTCGGACATCATCGAGTAGTAGTATCTCTTCCCCGTTTACTTCATCAAACATATTTGTGCCTGCGGTCAGGACTGATTGCCATTTTTTATTATTCAGCTTTGCTAACTGAATAAGACTTTTTGCTATCTCTTTTGCAAATGTTGACTTGCCAAGTCCAGATGCACCGTGTATGAATAGGATTGTCTTTTTGAACTCTCCGTTTTCCAGTTCATCTTTTGTTCTGGCACACTTAATTTCTCCAATGCTTTTAATTGCGTCGTTTACTCTAACTTTATGAACTGTATAAAGAGTATGATATTGCTTATTAAGTAGTATTTCTTTTTTTGTAATATTCTCGTTCAGAATGTTATCTATTAATAAGTCGATATCCTCATAACTCTGCTGTACTTCTTTTTTTGCTTTTCCTTTAAGCCAGCTTCCTTGTCTTTCGTGATAAACTTTTAAGTAGTCTTTACCTGTTAGAGAAATTACTTCATCAGGGCTGTATTGATACTTATCTTTATCTTTGGCATGAATTAAGTAAGCTAACAAGTTATCGTAGCCATACCTTCCAGACTTCGCTTTTTCTAGATATTCAGGTTTTAGTCCGATTTGTACAGCTAAATCAGTTAGTGTTGCACCTTGCTCAAACTTGAGTAAAGCGTGAATATGTGGCTTTTTTAGCTTGGTAGTTGTTGTTCTAGTTACACTGTCAAAACCGATGGACGTGTCCTTGTCGTGTTTTATGGCGTATGCCTCGGAAACAGTTGCTATTTCACTAACTCTTCTGACAATTTCCTCAAGAATTTTTTCAACATTTGCAGACTTAATCAGTTCTTCATCCCAACCATTTTTCCAATATTTCGTCTCAAAGTATTGTGTAATTGCTACAGAAGTCAAAAGTGCTTCCTTCTTTTTTGAAGTCATTTATACTAAACCTTTCTTTTTTAACTATTCTTTAATTATTCTTTTAATTATTCTAGTGTTAGACCGTTGACAAGCCCAGTCTAACACGTGCGTAGAATAATTAAAAATTAAATTGTAGTAACTCTTGGGGAGTTGCCCCAAACCCCAGCCTATGCTGCCCGATGGAACCCCATCGAACCAAGAACGCTTGCCAGCTAACAAGGGACGGGTAGTATTTTTCTTCGCTTCACTCCTTGCCTTCGGCATCGTTACGCTTGAAAAATCTCCACCCTCTAGCCCTTGCAAGCAGGCATTTTTCTGCTAGCAATGTCGTGCCGACACTAAACCGATGATGAAACTTCAAAATAAGCTTACTGTCGTACTTAACAAGTGTAGCAGAAAAAGCGCTAGCTATACCTTGAAAATAGCTCTTGCATTCGTTGATTTAACCGTTCCTCGTCTTTTACTTGAATCGTACGAAACATCTTGACAGATTCTCCCTCAAGTTGGAAATAGCCATATCCTCGCGGCTTTACCACAACTTCATCTTTTTCCATATCAGAAAAAAGGAGTTGCCTGTTGTTGGTAGACATGAGAAAACTAGTAGACAATGAAATTATACAGTTGAAGTTATACCGACCTGGTAAGTCAGACATTAAAAAACGTTGACTAGACAAAATAATTCGTAAACCTAGACTTCTACCCATGCTGTTCATCATTAACATTTTCGATAAAACATCTTTATGTTTCTTTTTATCTGTTTGTTCTAGATAAGCAAGGAAAGCCTGCCATTCATCGAAAATCAAGTAAAGATTATGAGAGTTTTCTTCTTGTTTATTAAGTCTAGCTTCAAAACGTTGGCAGACTGTTTCGAAAAGTTCTAGACAGTAAAAGCCTCTTGCGACATGGTCGCCAGTCATTGGAAACATTTCTTCATCTGATTTAAAATCCAAAAAGTAAGCTTCAGCATCTGTATCATAAAATGAAATGAGTCCTAAAAGTCTTCTCAAAAAAGTAGATTTTCCCGAACCAGATGGGCCTGCAATAATCCATGCGAAAAATCGGTTAATGTCAACAGTGACAGGGGAGGGTTGTCCCCTGACGTTGACGTCGAAAACGTTTTTTATCATGCTAGAAATCCTCTTCTCTTTGATTTTTTTGCACGAGCATCGTATCAGCTGATACTAACCGAACCTTTATTGCAAGGAAGGGCTCACGTTTAGAGCGACTTACAACGCAATCAGTAGAACCATTTGAAAGAGTTTTTACAACTTGTCTTACTTTTGTTGCAAAGTCTTCAAGAAGAAAATCGGAGATTTCTTGGTTAATGTGAACAAAGTAGATACCTTGTTCTGCTACCTCTACTCCCTGGACGAAAGTCAATGAAGAAATTGGTAGTTCTGTTACACCGACTTCTGTTAACCAGTTATAGAAGTTATCAAATAAAGGATTAACAGCAGTTTGATTTCTCTGTTTGTATCGTTGCCAAGGTATGAAGAATATTTCTCCTTGGGTTGCAACTGCGAGAAGAATTACGAGCCCCAAGAGTATGGGGACTATCCAGATTAAGAACTTGATAAGAAATGCGAGTAAAACGAAACTAATTAAAGCTATGAAAAGTTGGTAATACCACTCTAGCTCTCTTAGGCTTTTTAAGAGTTTTTTCATAAGTAACCTCTTTTCTATTTGAGTGCAATATCAGCCAGCTCAGCTACAAGAGCGAGTCCGACGGGTTGCTTGAGTTTATCAAGTACAAATGATAAGTCATACTTGCTAATTACGATGTCAGCGTTGATTAAACTATCTAAATTCTCGTTCTGATAGTTTTTCAACTTGACTTTGAAAGTTGGACAGTAAGCTTCTTGAGAAATACTAGCGAACTGATCGTAGATTTTTTTATCTACGCATGTTAAAGATGCCCAAAATCGTTGGTTCTCTTGGCCTTCGTTCATAATACCTGAGTTGCTGTCAACAACTGCCACAGATTCAGGGATGACAACAGAAGTTGCTAAAGCATCTAAGAATGCTCTTGCGCTATCGTAGTTTCCTAATGTTGATTTCTTTGTTTTTGCCATAGTGTTATCCTTTCTGACAAAAAGTGCATGGTCAGACTTTCTAGAATGCTGACGAGTAAAAAGTTATAACTTTGATTATGTCTATAGTATATCTCTTTTCAACTCTCCTTGAGATGCGGGTTTGATATAAAATCCGCAGTTTTAGTTTTATAAAATCTTGACTAGGTTAAAATACAAAATCTTTTAAAAATGATATACTATTATAGGGAGATAAGGTTGTTTAATATTTAAAACTTAAGTATGTGAGCTTGAAAAGCAACGTACATTTCATTTTTATTTTAGATAGTAGGTATGTTATGAATCAATATGATTATTTTAATTCCGAATTTTATCCTAGAAAAATTAGTGTTAGTGATATAGTAGATTTTTTAAAAAATCAGATTAGCCCAGATCAAGAAATATCTTCTGATGAGTTATTACAAAAAATACAATATAATGACATTTCTGAAAAAGAAATTTCTATGAATGAATTGGCGAAGTTTATAAATAAAAAAAGATTTCCAGATGTTAAAAAAGATTTTTTATTAGAAAATTTTAACAGAATTATAGATGCTCAGCGAAAGAGAGATAAAAAAAGTAAATCTTATTCGAGAAGAGCTTTTTTAGATAAATATTTTGAAGAATTAGCCCCAGAATCAGAAGATACCTTAGCAAAATGGTGTAAAGATGAGCCTAAAAAAGAATCAAGTAGATTAAAATTATTATTTGCATTTGATAAAATGCCTGTTGCTCATGAGATGTTCAATGATTATTTTTTAAAAACAGTTTTAGAAGAACAGTTTTCAAAGTACTTAATGAAGGACAAAAATAGTAAAGAAGACTCACTTGAAGTAGCTATGCTATGCGATATTTATAATTTAACTCATTTCTTATTACCTTCTTTAAAGATATTGGCTAACAGTGTAGATAGTAATTTAAATCAACAAATAAAGAGAGAGGTGGAAAGAAACTTAGGAACTAGGTTGAATAAAAATTCTTATAAAAAAGAAATGAGTATAATTAACAATATTCTTAAAGAAGTATCGGGTGATAATTTAAGATTGAGTAGAAAACAATTCGAGAAATTTTTATCCTTATTAAGTTCAAAGGGGTATGTTTTCGATCTAAATTATCCTTCTGTAGTTGAACTTATTGATAAATTTCTTAATATTACGAAAGAACAGGAATTTTCAATGGAATGGGATGATTTAAAACCAAATAAAGCATCAGGTTATATTATTCATAAGAATAAATTCAAGGGATTAACGAATCATAGATTTTATTGCAAATCTTCAAATAGTAATAGTAAGTATTTGAAAACTGAACTGCCTAGAAAGAATATATTTAAAGATAAAAAGCTTGTTTTAGATGGAAAGGGCAAGAAAAAAGTATCTAAAGAAGTGATACAAACAATTAAAAAAACTAGCATATCTAGTAATGTTGCTATTGTTAAACAAAAATTTTGTATAAATTTAATTTATAAGTCAAATAAAAATATAGATTTAGAATTTCGTCAGTTACCCAAGTTTAGTAATAATACTATAAGAAAAGGTAAAAGTATATCGAAGGATCGTAAAGCATTGGGGGATGTTGAATATAATCAATGGTTTCATATAATTAATTACTTTTATAATGTAAATGTAACTATTAAGGATAGAACTATTAAAATTAAGGTTAAATCTCTATCAAAACTTCAAAAAGATTATAATCATTTTAAAGTTTTAGGAACTTATGAGAAGTTAGTAAATCAAAATAGTGAAAACTTTTTTGATAGAATTAAAGAAGCTAATCATTATGGTAATATCTATTTATGATTGATAAAAAGCTAACTACTCAAATATAAATGATTATCCGATTATTATTTTGGACTTGTTTAATAAATAATGCTAATTTTATGTAAATAAGAAGTATCTATTAGTGTTTCGATAAAAATTCCTCCACAATATTATCTCGTGGAGGAATTTTTGTTGATATTTATAAAATAATTTTCTACTTTATATTTTTTACAATCTCATTAAATGAGGATATAATTTTTCCTTGCTTATCTTTGGGTAATTTTGTTAAGTTTTCAAAAAGTACTTCTGCAGAATCTTCTCGCTCTGATTCATATGATTGTAGATCAAAGAACTCCTCGACTGTTAGATTTAGGGCTTTGATTACGGATTCAAGAGTTTTTATCTTGAAATCATACTTCATGTTTTCTATATTTTGAATCGCTTTAACACCTAGCCCAGCAATTTCAGATAATTTTTCTTGACTTAATCCCTGTGCTTTTCTACACTCACGTATGCGAAATGCGATATGCTTTTGTAATTTATTATATTCCATGTTATATACCATTGTACTATCTGTTTTCTCTAAAAATAAGTATAATAAACTATCCAAAAACGAGAAAAGTATGGTAAAATAGTACTATATTTTAATAAAATGCATAGGGCATTGTACAAAAGGAGTTTATAAATGTCAAAAGCTACGGAAAATAGTCAAAGTACTACTAAAAAATTGTATACAGGTGCGGTTATTTCTGCCCTCGCAACTGGTCTTGTCGGCACAATCGGAACGGCTCACGCAGATACGGTAGAGCTTCCATTGCCTACAACTGCTAAAACCGAACCAGCTTTGGTAGAGAAAGAAGCGCCTAAGAAAGTAGAAGTGAAAACTCCTACTAAGGAAGAAGTCGCTGAACTTGGTGCAACTGCTAAACAAACCCAAGAAGCATCTGACAAAGCAAAAGAAGTCTTGGATCAAGCGAATGAAACTTCTGATAAGGCAGAAAAGAAAGTCGCTGACTTGAAACAAGCTCAAGCAGACGCTCAAAAGACTGCTGACAAAGCGACTCCTGAAGCTATCAAAGATGCAGAGAAGAAAGTGGAAACTGCAAAAACAAGTGTTCCTACCAAAGAACAAGCGGTATCAACTGCGCAAACTGAAAAAGACGATGCAGATCGTGAGGTTGCCGTACACGGTAAAACCGTAGGTACTAAGCAAGCAGAAGTGACTCAAGCTCGTAATTCTGTCGCAACTGCTAAAACAGAAGTAGAAAACGCACAAAAGGCTCTCAATGGAGAAGGTCTTGCTGACGCTAAAGCTAAACAAGCAGATGCAATCAAAGAAGAAAGCGATAGCAAACAAGCTCAAGAAATGGCACAAAAGGTTTTGGATAGCGCCAAAGCACAAAACCAAGACCATGCTACACAAGTCCAACAAGCAGAGCAAACTGTTAAAACTGCTCAAGCAAACTTTGAAGCAAAATCTCAAGAGAAAGAAACTGCACAAACAAATGCAGATCAAGCAACTACCACTTATAACCAAGCGGTATCCACTCTCAACGCACTTCAAAAAGAAGATGCGAAAGCTACCATCACTCTTGCCCCAGACTTTATTAAGGCTGTGAAAGAGAAAATTGCTTTTAAACATGAAATCCGTACTAATGGGGATAAGTTGTCTGAGGAATATCTTGACTCTAAGTCAGATGAACTTTACGACCGTATCGTAAATTCTCAACTCCAAAACCGCACCCTCAACAAGTACACACCATCAGCCAAAGACCAAACAGACGAAACTCGCTACGACATCAATAATCTCCCTAAAGAGGTTACAGATGAACTTAATTATTTCGTAGCTGACCTCATCAACCAAATGCGCCACCAACTTGGTTTGTCAGATGTGGTTCTTTCAAAATCAAGTCTTGAATTTGCCAACAAAATTGCTAAAGAGTATGTCAAAGCAGATTGGTCACATGCTATGATTGATGAATACCACGCTAAAGGTGGTGTAGGTCACTACGCTAAAGGTGTTTACAAAGCTGCTAGTGAGTATGGTCTGAAAAGTGGTTATTCTGAAGCCAAAGACAAAGAGTACATGGAAAAAGGTTTCCAACCTTATGAGAACTCTGTAACAACTCCTTTCTATCATGACTTTGATGATGCAGATGGTGTATTCCGTAAAACTATTGGAGAAATGAAAGAGAAATTGTACGATGACCTCATTGAACTCGTTTCTCATAAGAATGACTACCTCCACACTCAGGGTATCCTCCAATTCGACTACGCTAATGAAGTCGCTTATTTCGGTGGTGTAGCGCAAAGTAAATCCAATGAGATTTACACTACCCACTTTCAAACACAAACAAAGAAGCTGAAATTGCCAAAGCTCGCCAAACTCTAGCTGATGCTATGGTAGCTCGTAAAAACGCTCAAGACAAACTTGAAGCAACAAGCAAAGCGGTATCAGATGCCCAAACAGCTCTTAAAAGTGCTCAAGCTACTTTGAAAGCTTTGAACAATGGGGAAAACCCACTTGCAAACGCACAAAAGGTTTTCAATGAAGCGAAAGACCGTCATGATAAAGCAGTTGTGACACTTGCCAACGCAAATGCCCTTGTCAATAACTTGACTGCTTCAAAAGCTACAAAAGAGGAAACTCTTAAACAAGCACAAGCTAAACTTGATGAAGCAAACAAAGTTCTCAGCCTTGCACAAGAAGCGCTTAAAGCAGAAGAAGATAAGATGAAAGAGCTTGAAGCAATCGCTTCAAATAAAGCCCAAGCGGTATCTACTGCTAAGAAAGCACTTAAAGATGCGAAAGACAGCGTTAAACAAGCAGAGAAAGAACTTGCAGACCTTAAAGGTGCAAAAGCTCGCTTGAATGAAGTGAAAGCAGAACTTGAACAAGCCGAAAAAGAGCTTAAAGAAGTTTATAAGGCACAAAATAAAGCCAAAGTAGACTACGAAGTGAAGAGCCTTGCAGCAGACCAAGCGAAGACTGCTTATGAAACTGCCAAAGCGAAGTTTGATGAAGCAGAAACAAAACGATTGGTAGCACTTGCAGATGCTAAACGTAAAGAGCTTGAACACTTGGGGTATAAACCAGTTCCAGTAGTAGATGGTAAAGGTAATGTTGTGGATTACAAAGCAGAAAAAGTAATCGTAGGCACTAAAGGAGATAAAACATATCAAGCGCCTGCACAAGCTACCAATACAAAAGCAGAACCTAAGAAACAACTTCCAAATACAGGAACAAAAGAATCGAATCTCCTCGCATTGCTTGGAGCAAGTGTTGGACTGCTAGTTTTGGTAGGAAAACGAAAATTTAGATAGCAAGAAAGAGGGGTTCCCCCTCTTTTTAATAAATGAAAGGATCTATGATATGAGAACTCCTAAAAAATACTCAGATTTACTTAAACGAAAAGAACTCACTAATGCTATTATTGCAGAATGTATATACTCTGTAAACAAGCGAGCTAAAAACTATCGTGACAAGATAAAAGAATATAAAAACGCAAGATATCATTTACATCAGCAAAATAACATTGAAAATGCTGAAGAGAATATGGAGAAATACTATGACATGAAAGAAAAACTATTGAGTAAATATGAACCAACAATGATTCATAAGCAATATATAGGAGAGAAAAAACAACGAGTCTATAGTTATGAAAAAAATTATGAAAAGCTATATAACGAAAAAAGAAATGCTATAGTTTGGGAAAATAGTTACTATGACTATGACACTAACAAGGAAATTGAATTTTTTGATTATAGTTTAGGTAAGAAAGAATATCTTTATTTTTTGTACTATGAAATAGGTGAATATAGTTTTCATTCTCCAATTGATGAAAAAAGAGTAAAAAATTCTCAATTAGAAATCAAAGAGATAGATGAAGACTTTCAAACTCGTGGGGCAGATATTGTGGATTTACTTTCAAAACAATTTGTACAAAAAGTAATAGATTTGTTGGTAAGCGGAGAATATACATTGTTAGAATAGGAAGAAGTTGTTCATCAAACATGTATAGTGATAAATTAAAAGAGAGCGGTGGCTCTCTTTTCTATGGTGTTGTTCTGATATGTAAAAATTTTATATAAGGGAAACTTTTGATATTCTGGTTCGATTTTTGCTTATTTTTTATGAAAGTTTACCTTATTTTGATGAAATTGATTAAAATTAGTTGAAATTTTATGTTTTGAAAACTTATGAAAACGTTGATTTTAAAGCACTTTGAAATTAGATGAAATAAGTGGTGCCCCAACCAGGTCTTAAGAAAGCTCGTAAAGCATCACAATTTAGTAAACGTTAATTCGAGAGAATTACTATACTTACAAAGAGCACCTTTCGGGGTGTTCTTTTTGTACTTTCTTACTAAATTGGTGCAATTGACACAGTTGTTGCGACTTTAGTCGCTTATAAATGTGGCTGCAACCTG